TAATCATTTATCACCAAATGTGATAAAAATATACATTCCTAGAATATTGGGAAGTGTGACACAAAAAACTATTTGTCATACGTTCGAACGGTTAAATATTGGCAAAGTATCTTACGTTGACATGCATCGTAAGCGAAACGAGAACAACCGCATATATTATTTCGCATTTTTAGATATCGAATTGTACGATACACCGGTTGCAAATAATCTATGCAAAACATTGGCTGCGAATGAGTTAGTCAAACTGGTATATGATGAAGAAGCTGCTCAATATTGGGAGATAAAGAAACATATTCCCCGCACTGAACGTCAGCCGAATATAGCATCGTCAGTAATGCCAGTTTTATACGAAACATTTATGCAGAAATTTGATGAACACCATAATATCGAAATAGATGATACGATAATCGATGTGTTTGATTATGAATCTTACATATTGGGAAGAGCGTATAATATGTGGGATGACAATTTCAACCTGCTTTCTGGTATCTAATATTGCCAAAATACTATTAAATAAAAAAATAAAAAACTATATGTGGTCTCCTATTTTTTATAGGCAAAGTATATAATCAATGGCATATACTCATACATCAGAATTGAATAAACTGCAAAATAATTTCCAAAATCTATGGTTATTAAAGGATGAAATCATTAAAATAAAACAAGTTATTTCGGGAAAATTATTACATTTAAAAACGTCGTATTCTGAGCTAACCAAGAAGAATACAAAAAAAATGTATTTGTTTTGTCTAGATACTTTTTTATTTCAATATAAAACCTACTCGATTGAAATGGAGAATTTAGATAAACAGCGCGTATTATTAAATAATCGTATGTATTGTGATTACTATAAATTATATAATGTAATTGCTGCATATATCAAAGAAAACAGCGAAGACCTGGACGCGGAACAAGTAGATGTACGTACATTTACTCAATATAAAGAGTTAGAACCGTATCACGAATATAATTTAGATGATATAAAAGCAATGCACTCACATATATTAGTATTTATTAAGCATTTGCAAACAAGATTTGAAACGAATGAAAGTAACATACATAATTACAATTTGAAAAATCGGGTTGGGTTCTCGATATCAAACTATTTAAATACATTGGAATTTGAAAATTTATTAGTTAAGCAACAACTCGGTCTCTACTTAAACTATATTGCTTTTTTTCATATTTCTCAACACAAACAATTGAAACGTTTATTAAACAAACTACAAGAATTTGACGCAGATATCGAGGAGAATTTGAGTGAAAATGGAATGTGTTCAATTGATGATATTGAAAATGCAGAACCAATCGAAGACTTTTTTAAAATGAAAGACGAATGTGTGATCTCTCAATATAACAGTGAAAACTCTCTGAATACGATTGAACAAATCAAAATAGAATTTGTTGAGGAAGTAAATATTGATGTTATTCCGGAAAAAAAATAAAAATTCAAGTTATTTTGCCAATAAGAATATAATTTGAATTTGTTATATAGTAAGAATGATGATATGATTCTAAATGTAATATTTAAGTATCACAATGCCCGATCCTCCTGAACCACCATACTTTCCATCACCACTTACACCGACTAAAAAGAAAAATGAGACAAATATCCCATTAAAATTTAAAGTGATGTAAAATCAATAAATAGGGAGTTTCACCCTACGATTGCCTAATTTCATTTCCTGCTTTTACCGAAGCAATACAGGGAGTAGGCGGATGCTGGAAGCAAAACTCACTTGGTCTGGTTTGGGTTTCTATCCATTCCTGTGTAAGTTTCATTATGGAAATAGCAGAGTTTTTATCCCTTGTTCTAAATACGCCATTTTTGTTTTTGGAACTCACGCAGTTAGAACAACAGAATAATCTGTATATTTCCTTTCCTCTTGTATCTTTACGATACTTTACTTTCTTGTTTATGTGATGTTTCAAATCCTTATAACATTCACAGCATTTTTGAGAAGTATAAAATTCATTGATGGTTAGAGTATCATATTTCTTATGTATCAATTTCCTTAATCCTTTATTCATCGTAGGCATCATATGTTTCATTTGAGTGCTTCTTGACCAATTTCCATAACCAATTAGGATATTGTCTCCAAAGGTTTTCTTAATTTTATTGAGGAATGTATCTATGGATTTCTTACCATAACTATATTGTCTAAACTTCATTTTCCTCCAAACATCACGCTTGAAAAACTCGGTTGTTTCTTTATTCAGTTTATCCTTTTCTACCAGAAACACCTTAAACTTTTCATAATCTACCGATTTGCTGTTTTTATTGGATAAATGAGTTTCCTTTTCTATGATATTATTCCGTTTCTTTTCTTGTAATAATATCCTCTCATTTCGCTTCCCATAACTTTCTATCTTCCGTTGCGATGCTGTAAATTGGAGTTTGTTTCCTTGACTATCCATCATATACACTAACGAGTGCTTTCCAGGGTCGCAACCAACAATATTCCTATCTTTCAAAGTATCCAGTTGTTCTAATGATAAATCTTCTATATTATGAAACTCTTGTTCTTGTAAAATAGGAACTTTGCTTCCCCATTTCTTATCTTTCAAATCTTTACGAATAAACAATAAAGAACAACTAATTCCGTCAGTTTGTATTTGGTAATGAAATTGATAATGTTTGCTTTTGAATGTTTTATGTTGTAAGTTCAATAGATTATTCCATACATCGTGTTGATTTTCCTTGATTGCTTTGAATAATTCAGTTTTCGTTTTTCCTTCCAAAGAAAAGAGATTGACGATACACGCAGTATCCAAAATGATATGCTTGGGAATAATGTTATTACGAAGTGGTAATGGTTGGAATAATTTATGTTCTTCCTTTTCCAATACAGCATTCATATACAACATACCTTTCAAATAATCAAATGGACTAACCTTCACATCATAATGAACCGACTTCTTAATGTTTTTGGGAAGGATATTCTGTAAATGAGTGCGTTTCCAATCATCAAACATTGGTTCCGTTTCTTCATTACAATCCAATAATTGCTTTTTGAACTTGAATAAAGTTGCTTTATCTTCTGTAAGATCTTTTGTGGTTTTATTGATAAAACGAAGGAAATGCTGAATAAATCGTTCTTGTGTATTATTAGATAAGGAAGTATGGAGTTGTGTTGCTAAATACGGAAGCATATTGGATTTGTTTTTCAATTGTGTCTTTTGGTGATTGAGTAAAGGTTGATATTCCGTATCATAAAACTCTTGTAATGTTTCTAAGATAGATGTATCTTTTTCCTTTCTTCCAGAATTTGTTTTTTCTCCTAATGCCTTGATACAATACAAAATAAACTTCTCATTTATTTCAGGGAATTGTTGCCGGTTGTTATAACATTTCAATACATACAACCGAATAAACTGATAAGAATGTATCATTAAATCATTCATTTCAAAAACTAAGTTGGTTATAACTGGTTGAACTTCTGTATGGTTGCGTAATACAGATTTGAGTGTGGTTTTGATGGTAGTGTAAGCAGATTTCTCGTTAGAACGGAACTCTTGGAAGAGTTCAATCTTTTTCTTTTTCACCATCCTATATATTTACTAAACATTTTATTTTTAAATAATTTTAACGAATTAGAATTATTTATTTATTCCTAAATATTTTATATTTGGTTGAACGAAAAAAACTTCCATCGCCATTTGATTTTTCTATTTCACTTCTTTCAAATACATAATTTTGTTGTCTTAATATACTCCTAACAATATTTAAATATGGTCTTTTACAATCAAAGTTCGGTTTAAATGATGATATGGTAGAACACGCAAAATATTTTTGTATCTCTTCTTTCATTTCCGTAATTTGATTTTGTTTTTCGGTATCCTCATCTAAATCACATAATAAAAAAGAATTAGTATCGTCTAATTTAAGTATGCTAATCAATCTTTTACAAATATCTTCTCGTTCATTTTGATATTTTTCACTTAACTTTATTCTCATTATATAAAGTTAAGCAGTTTATTTTTAATTCGTTTTGTCTCATTTTTCTTTTTAGTCGGTGTAATATGCAGATATTATATTTTACATATTACTTTCTAATATAGTATAGTACGTTGCTATACTGTATACAAATTTTAGAAATATACTGAAATAATCACAATAATATTTTAATGCGTATAGTATATAGATCTTGAAAAATGACTGACACAAATAATAAACAAACTATATGTTTAGATTCTCCCCGAGAAAATACAAATAATGCCGACAATAAATCAATTAGTGCAAGTGCCACAAATATGTTAAATATTGAATGGTCACCAGATAATGAGAAAATACTGGTAGAATGGTGTGACGTTGCTCAATGTTATAAATGGTTGAATTTAAGATGCCACGGTAAATTATCTAGTATGCACGCTTGGTTTACAATACCAGCTATCATATTTTCTACAATAAGTGGTACAGCTTCTTTTGCGCAAGAAAGTTTTCCACCGAATATACGTTTATATGCACCAGCAGTAATTGGTACGATTAACATTACAATCGGCATCTTAACGACTATTCAACAATATTTGAAAATATCCGAATTGAACGAGGCGCATCGTGTATCCGCAATATCTTGGGATAAATTTGCTCGTAATATACGGATTGAACTAGCAAAAAAACCGGTGGAAAGAGACAATGCCGGACATTTTTTAAAGATATGTAGACAAGAGTTTGATAGATTAATGGAAACTAGCCCGTCGATTAACGATAAAGTAATTGAAGAGTTTAAGGTGAAATTTAGTGGAAAGATGGGAAGCGAACAGAGACGAAATTATGATAAATTGAAGAAGCCCGATATATGTGATACAATCGTAAGTGTAGATGAGAGTCGCAACAAATGGTATGAAGAATTGACCGATTTATCGTCTGACTTTATTAGCACATCAGATGATGCTGCTATACGAACAAGAGATAATTTTATATTAGAGCAAAAACGGTTGTTGCAAGAAAAAGAGGAAGAGCTCGCACGTCATACTGAAATGCAACAAGCAAGTGTGCGTTTGAAACTTGATAATGTAGAACGTATAGCAAAACAAGCGCGAGAGGAAGAACGCATTTACAACGAGAACGTAGTAAATATAAATTCATATATAAACGGATATTATGAAATATACGCTCGACGACCAACAATCGAAGAGCTAACTGACAACTTTGCAGACGAAATAGTTCCGGATATTTTTAATAAATTTTTAACAACCTATAATCAAAGTGAAACCATTGGCGATATAATCGCAGATTGAATGCAATTACACTAACTACAACCGAGATTGCATAACATTATCCGTTTTTGTGGAAAATGTTATGTTAGATTATATTAGATCAATCAACAAATGTAAATTCTAAATTTCTGTAAATAAATCAATATTTTTAACCGACCAATATTCAATGCCTTCTGACATAAAACACACACACGAGTTGTCTTCAATGATATCATATTCACTTCGAACAAACGGTTCGTGCAATACATATACTGCATTGTGATGGAATAACGCGTAACGTTTGTATATATTTGCATTTGATGTGTCTAATAATTTACTTGTAAATAAATAAGTATTGCCGACAATCGGATGTTCTATTTTTTCGCTGATTAGCGACATTGAGTTATTTGTATCTGAATATGCTGAATTTACATATTCATCGTCAACCGCTTCGCATAAGTAAACCGTAATTGGATTATATATTGGTGTGTTATTCGTGTCGCATATATGTTTTAATATGTTCTCGGTGTTAAACAAGTTTGATATGTTTTCAGATATGAATAATCCGGGCACTTTCTTTAGTTGCATAAGTTCATCGATCGTACAGTTCGTAGTTTTGTCGTTGAAATCGTCGTTGAAATCTATGTCGGTTGCATCAAAAAAAGTATATATGTTGCCATCTAATTCGACAAACCCTTTATAACAATCATACGGTATGTTATCTTCTACACTAACATTATTTTTTATATATTGAGAACCTCTCACAAACAAATAATCGTCCGTTTTTTCATCCATATTGTTCTCTATGTTTGCATTATTGACGACAATATTGTCTTCGTCTCCGACCGGTAAAATATCTTGATTGTTCTCGATAGTTTCCTCTTCCGTATCATTTTCTTCCATCGGTAAAATATCCTGGCTCTTCTCGATAGTTTCCTCTTCTGTATCATTTACTTCCATCGGTAAAATATCTTGGCTGTTCTCACTATTACTATCTTCATCCGTGATTTCATCCGTGATTTCATCCGTGACTTCATCCGTGACTTCATCCGTGACTTCATCCGTGACTTCATCCTCACTGAACCCATCTGGTTCATTGGTGACAATCGTTTCATCCGACGACAACGATGATTTGGTAGGATTTGCACTGACATCGATATTTGGAAAAGATAACGTATTATTATAATCAATAAGAGAGTATGTAATGTATGGCAATGCTAAATCATTATTTTGTTTATATAAACACACAAAAATTCGCTTATCGTCAAATGTAGTCTCATCATAATTGAATTCTCTTGACAATGGATCATCAAATAAATAGTTATATACTTTGTCTGAATCTTGTCTAGATGAATCATCAATATCCAATACTTGATCCGGTTCATTTACATAAGAGATAGTCGGATCTGATTTTGTATCGCTGCCGTGAGTATGAGTTTTTTTCATAAATTTCTTTCGAATGAGGTCCCTTGAATCAATCATAATATGCGGTGTATACATTATACATCAATATTATTACAACATATAAACTAATAAATGTAATAATATAAAGATAGAATAGTATGTATCGTATATTAGGTTATATACTAATTTTACAGGTTAATACCTCGATTAATACTCTCTAAATGACAGAAGTGGATATGGACGATTCAATCTCAGATGACGGCGAATTTCAACCAGTGTATCAGAAAGACGATTTTACTATTGCAAGTGAAAGTAGCGTGGTTTCAGATACCAGTCCGGCTAGAAAGAAGCAGCGGAATTATCTAGATGCATATAAGTTGAATGATAAGTTGTATCACAAGATTGTTCGAAACGGAGGTAAAAAACAAGAAAAGGTAGGGTTATATTCTACAAATATTACACCAGGTGCATCTATCCGTGATGCGATCACTGGTTTAACTGATGATACGTGTCGAGTTGGAACTATTTACGAAGACTTGTTTTTTAAGGTTGTATTTGCGACGGGTGAATTTGGCAGCGATCCAAAGACAGCATTTTTCGATTGTCCCGAACATTATGAGCGACATCTGAATGCAAGTGTTTCTCAACAAAATAAGGATAACTGGACAAACAAGTTTGTAGCAGCTCGTAAGCGGCTAAATATGGATCAACAATGATTCGACAATATTTAGGAAATATGATTAGACAATGACACTTAATCACATAAACAATATATGATTATTATATAAATCAATAAATATGTATGATACGCCAATCCCTATTATAAATTATGTAATGGTCGGAATAACCGCTTCTGTTTTAGCATACGCTACTGCAATGGATGTAAAGGACGAAAACGGTGAGAATAGTTCAGCAACATCGAGTTTGCCTGCGGTTTCTGGTTCGAATCCGGTTGAACCAGAACGAGACTCTGACTCTGAATATGAAAAGGAACCAGAACCAGAACCAGATACACAATATGTAGAAGCACGTATTGCAGATTCATCTAATACGACAGAACCGGCTGCACAGGCTATTCCGGTGGTAGGTGGAAAACAAAATCGAAAAAAACATAAAAAGACTACAATTCGAAAAAAAAAACAAATAAATAAAAACAAACGTAAGCACACGCGTAATAATATTTATCGCAAATAGAAAATTGAAATTATATTACATATTATAAACAAAAGTAATATAATTAAACCGAAGAATGAGTGAAATGTCATATATTTCAAAAATAGTGCCGCGAAATGCAGAGGATATATTTGTGTTAGTAAATAGTATTCAAACCAATATTTCAAGTATTGTTAACAAGGTATATGTATCAATTGGTAGTAAATATAATACTCCCTATGTAAGTTTTAATGGCAAGAATGAAATAGAAACGAATTCGTTATTTCAAATGCTCCCGTGGTTTTTGCAAATGAAAGAAACATATGACGATGATCAATCAATAGTCATTGTGATAGACGATTTCAATAATAAGAATAATTATGTTGAAAATGTTAATTTATTACAGTCCTTGCCCATAGAAGGAACCCATATTATAATGTGCAATGTACATTGCACAGAAGAGTTCTTAACGTCATTTGTGGAAGAATTAACTAACTTTTTACGCAAATCAAATATATCGAGTGAAAATTTCTTACTTTGCAATTATGTAAAATATATGAATGTGCCTAATGATTTTGAACGAAAATCCGAAATTATAATACCCGAAACAATCCAACGAGTATTAAATCTCGAACAAAATCTTATATATTCAGACCGTTTTTATGATTGGTTTGGGTACAGTTGTTCTCTATACAACTACATATATTGTTATAAATTATATCAAAATAATTATTTGGCGATGCGAAGATTGGAGACAATGCTTACACAACTAGATGATGACCCGATAATTAAAATAAAATTTCGTGATTATAATGAAACAAATTATTGGGACAAGATATATGATATAACTAGTTATGGCGTTGATAAATATAGATTATCAATGTCATTGCGAGAACGGTTAATATCCAACAATAATTTAGAATATGCGCCAACCTAGACATCGTCAAGTAGGTCTAAACAACTAGCAAAGAATTGGCGCAGTTTTGGTTTATCTGCTCCACCAAACGCCTCGTCGGGAACAAATCGAGTATTGCCTTTTTTATAGCACAAAAATGCCGGCACACCATTTACCATTCGTTTCATTTTTAGAAATGCATACAAATCCACACTTGCATCAATATCAACAATTACACATTGAACTGTATCGGGCATTGAACTAAATGACGACAACACGTCTGCTTCAATTAGTTTACACGGACCACACCAATCTGCACCAAACTTAATAATAATCAACCCGGGATTAGATTGTAGAAGCTCGGCAAACTGTTGTCGATTAGCAAGGTTGGTAATAATCGGAAGAGGCATTTTATGTAATATTATTTGAGCAGTTGTTTTTATTTTGTTTACGGATAAAGTAATGTAAAAACTATATGCGAATCATGTATAATAAATGTCCGTCCCCACAAAA